CAGGGAATCGGTCAGCGCGGTCTTGCCGGTGTAGCCGATGCTGCTGTCGGTCGTGGTCCAGAGGGCGTAGAGCTGGGAAATGGTGTAAGCATCCATTTCCGGGAACTTCTGCGTCTCGTTGAAGGTGCGCGTGATGTTCGCGATCGACGCGACGTCGTTGGTCTGGTCGATGTCCTTCGGATGCACGAGGGTGCTCCACTTGCGCTGGTGGGTCAGGACCTTCGGCTCCCATGCATTATCGTAGTTGCGGGCTGCCTGCGCGATCGTGTCGCGGTCAGCATCCACACGGCCCGTGGTGCTCAGGTTCGGGATGTAGATGGTCTTGCCATCCTCGCCCATGCGGTAGCGGCCGTTGTTCGGGGTGGCGTACAGACGGCCGAAATTCAGCACGTACGGAAACGCGTTTGCAAGGGCGGCGCTGTATTGTGCCGCGTAGTTAAGATCTGCCATTGTCTTTACTCCTTTCGGTTAATTGTTTCCGGTCGGTCTCGGACGAACGCCGGAAAAATTGAAATTGAAACCGTCGCCGGGAGCGGCGGCTCCTGCCGGTGTTGAGGGGAGGACAAACGACGGCGCCGGAGCGGCAGCCGGTTTCTCCGGTTCTGCGGGTTTCGGCGGCTCCTCCTCAGCAAGTGCGCCGGGGTTCTCGGCCTTGTAGGCCTCGGTGAAGTCGTCGAAGCCGAGCAGCTTGCCATTCTCCATGGCCAGCTTCTTGCCGGTGGCTTCACGGATGAAGTCGCGCTGTGCCGCGGCGGACGTGAATTTCAGCCTGCCTGCTCCCTCGCGCACGGCGAATTCGTAGGCTTGCTTGGCGATTTTCTCGTCCCACTTCTTCTGGTCAGCTGCGTACTTGCCCTGCAGCGCTGTCAGCTGCTCCTGCGCCTCGGTCAGCTTGCCCGCGTCCGTCTGGGCGGCGGTGAGCTGCTCCTGCAGCGAGGTCATGTCGGTGTCGCGCTGCGTCAGCTGGGTTTGCAGGTCGGTCACTTGCTGGGTCAGCGTGGTCACCTGCTGCTTTTCGCGGCCGATGTCTGCGCTGTTGATGTTCAGCAGTGCGCTGATCTGCTCGGGTGTTGCATCCGGAAAGATGCTTGAGATGTCCTCACGTTTCATTTTGGTTTCCTCCTGTCGCATTTCAGTTTTTTCTCGTGGTCCCTTTCCACTCCTGCTTGATAGTTTTTCGTCGTCCCGGACAAAAGTGTATGAAAAAAGCGCCGATACTCTGGCATCAGCGCTTGATTCCGTATTTTATTCGGGTCAAACCTTGACCGCGCGGAAGCCCTCGACCGTCATGCGGTTCCGCTTTTCATCGTTTCCGGAGGCCTTCGCTACGGCCGCGTAGCGCCTCACCAGCGCGTTTATATTCTGCTGGCATACTTTGCGCAGGGCGTCGTCTCCCGCGGCCTGTGCGGCCACAGCGGTGTCTTTTTGGCGGCGTACTTCGGTCTCGAGGTTTCGCATGATCTGGCTGGCCTCGTAGAGGGTTTTGTGCTTGCCGTTTATGATGCATCCGCGCTGGTTCTCGTCGGCCCACCGCCTCAGCTGCTCGTCTGTGTAGGCGTGCTTGCTGTACTTCGTGCTGAAGCTCAGGGGGATGTGCTGGCAGTTCCATTGCGTGATTGGTCGCTTGAATCCTTGGTAGAGGTGGCCGTCAACGTCCCGGAACGCCTGCCCGGATTGCATCAGCTCGAAGTCCTCCTTGAGGAACACACGGCCCTGCACGGGCTCGTGGTCCGGCGCGCTCCTTCGGTGCGCGCTGATTTCCACGGCGTCAAAGCCCAGCTCCTCGCCGATCATCATGCTGGCCTGCATGTTCACTTGGCGCACACCGTCCACGATGTTCTGTCTCACCGCCGTGTCAAGCCTGCGCTTGTAGCCGCTTGCGTAGACGGTCTGCAGGCCGTTTGCGCCGAGCGATTTGACGACGTCGCGCATGGTCTCGGTGTAGGAGCCGAGGCCGGTTGCCGTCGCCAGCACCGCCCGGTCTATCGCGTTGCGGTAACCGAGGCTCACGGCCGTGGTGTTGCTCAGGTTGTACATCGCGGCTGCGGTCTGCTGGTAGACTGCCGTCGCAAATCGTGTTATGCGCTGCTCGGCCTCTGGCCGCAGCGCGTCGGGGTTTTCGTCGAAATACAGCTTGAATCGCGGGTCTTGGTAGGTCTCGTCCAGCGCCTGCTGGAAAACCTTTTGCAGGTCCCGCACGTTCAGCCTCGCTGCGAGCCGCAGCTGCTCGGTGATCTCGTTGACGTCTGCGCCCATGTCGGCCATGGCGACCAGCCTGCTCACGCTGCTCGGGTTCATCTCACCGATGCGCTTGATCTGGGCCGCGACCTTCTTGATGTATAGCGTGTTCACGCCCTGCAGTCGTTTCAGGATCGCCGCGATCGCTCGTTCGAGCTCCGGTCCGTCCAGCATCGGTGCTCACCTCCGCTCAAACCTCAGCCGGTGTCCCGTCGTCGGGCTGGCCTTCTTCTCCGGGAGCGCCGGGGGCTCCTTCTGCGCCTGCGGTCATGCCCGCGAGGCCGCTCTGAATCATGCCCTCCTGCATCATCTGCTGCATGCGCTCTTGGTCGATCTGCGCGATCGCTGCGGCCGCCTGCGCGTCGGTCTCGCCGAGGTACCAGCCACGGAGCTCTGCCCGGCTTATCGCGCCGACGTTTGCCAGCGCCAGCCGTTCGTTGAGCTGCTGGTCTGTATCCACAATGATGCTGTCGTCCCACTCAAAGCTCAGCTCGTACTGCCCCTCCGGGGCCAGCCCTGCGAGCGTTGCGTGGACGTCCATGGCGTGCACGACGTCACGCAGGCATTGCTCCAGCGCCTGCTGATTGCCCGCGATCGTGTCGTATGTCCGCTTGCGCAGGATGCGCAGCTGGGTTGCTGTCATGGCTTCGTTCGTCGGGTCCGAGAATGTGCCGCGCGCGAGGCCGCAGGCATCCTCGACCTTTTGCAGGATGCTGTTCAGGCCGTTGAGCAGGCTGCCTTCTCTGATCGGCGGGGAGAAAACGTGGTAGGTTTCGTCCCGGCCGCAGTCCACGCCGCGGAAGAGCCGCTCGTTCAGCTTCGGCGGCTCGTAGTGAAGGCTGCCGTCGCTGCCCGGTGTCTGCTTCGGCCGCAGGGCCAGCGGGTCCACGTCAACGGCGAGCTCGCTGCCCTCAAACTCCCAGAGCATCCGGCTGTACTGCATGTCCGCGTCTCTGATGAGGTCGCGGGCCTTAGCGAATACGGACACACCGAGCGGGCTGTCAAGGTCCACGGTGTTCGCGCTGGCCACCTTGTACCAACCGACCAGCAGCTTTCCGCCGGTGCCTCTGATTGTGGTCTCCGGCTGGAGCTGCGCCCAGATCGGGACCTCTTTCAGCGAGACCTCGGTTCCGAGGCTCTCGCGGTTCAGGCTCCGGAAAACGCGCTGGGTTACCGTCACGACGGTCTCCGGCTCCTCGTCTCCGGTCACCTTCTTGGTTTCCAGCTTATGCCGTTCCAGCCTCGTGTACACGGTCTTGCCGATCGTGTAGGTGTCCCGGAAGATTACGTCTGTCAGATTGCCCGCGCCGTCAAAGGCGATCGGGTAGGTTGACCACGCCATGACGTACTCAAAGAACAAATGTTTTCCGAGCGGGTAGGGCTTTATGACCATACCGCCTGCTGCGGCTCCGGTCTCGACCTTCTCGCGCAGGGGCTTGATGCATTTCTCGAATTCGGCCTTGAGGTATTTGGAGCGGTCGTTCTCGGGATCGCTGCCGTCCTCGGGCGGCTCTGCGCCTTCCTCAACCTTGGCCGTGATGTTCCATTTCAGCTCGAGGACCACCTGCCGGGCGATCTCTGCTGCAATGGCCGCCGGAAGCCCCAGCGAGTAGACTTGGTCCTTTTTCAGCCATGGCGCCTTGCCCTGATACATTTCTGCCCACTCGTTGAGGGCGTTTTCCATTTCCGTCGAAAGAGGCGACTCGAAGTCCTCCACGGCGTTTTCGATGTCCTTGTAGGTTATCAACTTTCGGAGCACCCCCTCGATGAATGTGCGTAGTTTCGTGAAAATACTCGTTGCGGCTCACCTCCGCTCATGAAAAACGCCCCGCGGATTGCTCCGCAGGGCTGCTCGTTATTTCTTCGTGGTGGTCTTGGCTGCCGCGGTCTTGGCGGCCGTGGTCTTGGTCTCCTTTGCCGGTGCGGCCTCCTTGGCCTCCGGCTTTCTCAGGATGCTTTTCTGGTTCTCGGTTCCGATTGATACGCTCATCTTGGCCCCTCCTTCGGGTTTAAAGTTTCATGAGCTGCGCCTTGGTCATCTTGGCGATCTCGGCGTCAGTCTTTCCGGCTTTCTTGGCGCGCTGGATGTACACGTCCGCGCTCATCAGGTTGTCCGGGCTGTTCGCGTAGGCGCCTCCGCCGAGCTTCTTGGCTACGGCCTCAACCTGCGACCAGTTGTTGCCCTTAGGCGACTTGCCGGTTCTTTTCGGCGCTGCTGCGGGTTTCTTTGCTCCTGCCATTTCTTTCTCCTCCTTTAGATCTGGCCGCTGTCGGCTCTGCTGTATTTGTTTCCGCGCGCGACCTGAAGGACGCCGCGGTTCCAGATGGTGTAATATGGGGTGTACGCTCTGTCGTTGCTGTACCCATCGTAGCCCATGAGCATCGCCACGGTCGTGTGGATGTCCACGCGGCTCCACGAGCCGCTGTTGTCGTGCACGTTGCCGCTGGCATCGACACCGAGGCCGATACGCCGCAGCGCCGTGGTATGGCTCTTGGCCCAATTGCGGGCCTTCGCGCCGGTGAGGTCGCTGTCGCGCGCAATCTTCGCGGTCGGCTTCAGGTGGGCCTCTATGGTGTAGCTGCCGTACCTCGGGCCGTATCCGTAGCTCGACGAATGGGACGCCGCGCTGCGGCTGTCAAGGCGCCCTTTGCCTGCGAAGTAGAGGCCGGTACCCCATACGCGGCCGCCGCCGAAATTCAGGCCGTAGTCGGTCGAATCGGTCAGGTCGTGCGCAATCTGTCGGCCTGTCGGGCCGCCGGTGACGTCGTCAACCGTGCGGTAGAGCGTTCCCGCGTCGCCGACTTGGCTGCGGTGCTGCGCGAGGGCTTCCTGCGGGACGGATTCCGGCTTGTTCGCCGAAAGGCCCAGCGCGTCGGCGATCCGCTGCGCGATCGTGTTCTGCCGTCCGTCGGCCGTCACGCTGCGCCGTCTGGCCGCGTCGAGGAAGGACGCCAGCGTCGCGTCGTCCATGTCCTGCACGCCGGTGTCGCTCGTCAGGCCGCCCGTACGTGGCTGCGGAGCCGGTGCTGCCGCGGCTTGTACGACCGGTGCTGCGGCTGCGGCCTGCGGGACCGCTGCGCTGCGCGGTGCGGGCGCTCCTGCCCTTGTGCACATACTACCACACTCCTTGTCAAAAGTCAAGCCCGCATGCGCTCTTGGCGCACACGGGCTTAATCGTTATTTGTTTTTACTTGGTTAGTCGTATTTCCAGCGGTTCTGCGGGAGCACGATGCCCTTCTTATGCTGGTCGAGCCGGTAGGCCATTTCCTTGCGGGCCGCATCATCTGCTGCGGTCACCGAGTTGTACGGCCGCCACGGGCCCTCGCTGCGTCCGGTCCACGACTTCACCTCGTAGACCAGCTTGCCGCGTGCGTCCACGTTCGTGCGGACCATGGCGCCCACTCCGGTGCGGAGCACGCCGCTCGGGAGAGCTCTGTCGGCGTCGAATTGCCATGCGTTGTTGCTCAGCTTCTCCCACCCGCTGCCCGCTTCGTCGAAACTCCGTGCGGTCCGGTGTCCGTAGATGAGCTTTCGGATTTCCCGGTAGGCTTCGTTGCGCTGCTGGTCCGTCATGGTTTCCTCACTGGGCATCGGCCCCTCGCCGCGCTGCGCCTCTGCGATCAACTCGTTTAGGCTCATCTGCGCTGCGGGTGCGCTCGTCGTGGCTCACATGGCCTGCGTTCCGCCTCTATGTGTACACATGGCTGCTCCTCCTTATTTCTTCTTGGTCGGTTTCTTGCGCGGCTTGCTCAGGCCCGCGACTTCGTTGAATTCGTCGTTAGCCTTCTTCAGCTTTGCCGAAACCTTGCCCGGGGTGACGTCGCCGTCGCGGGCGATCCACGGGTTCTTCACGTTGTCGTTCTTCGGTTTCTTTGCTCCTGCCATTTCCTGCTCCTCCTCTCTCAGATCTCCACGTCAATCACCAACTGGTCGACGCCTTGCGAGGTGCGTACAACTCGGAAATTGCCGGTGAAGTTGTAATGCACGCCGCGGCCGATCAGGACCTCGTTCTCGGCGTGGTTGCTGGTCATGATCGCCGGGGTGCCCTTGCGGGCCACGACGTTAAACCGCAGCTGCCGGTTCTCGAAGGCCGGGTGCGTTTGCAGGTAGGTGGTTGACGAGTATGCTTTCTCGGTGTAGTCTGCTGCCCGCAGCGCCGCTGCGAACTTGGCCGCTCCGGCGGGCGTCTTGATGCTCTGGATAATCCGCCCGACGTTGGTGTTGTTGATTCTCGGGTTGCCGAGGATTGCGCCGAGCGCGCTGCCGCCCACGAACCGGGTCAATCTCAGGCCCTCGGGCAGGGGCTTCATCCCGCGGTCAATCTGCGCGACCGCCCGGGCTGCGTCCCGTACCGTGTAGCCGTAGTGCTCCCATTGGCTGTTGCCGCTCGCGTCGTGGACCGTCTGGCCGTCGCTCCGGAGGTAGGCGTTAATGTTGAAAGCCTTGGAGGTTTTCACGTACACCTTCTCGTCCGGCGATGCGTTCGGGTCGCCTGCCTCGAAGCCCGTCTGGCCCATGCGCCGCTGGAGGGCTGCTACGTCTGCCCGCGTTATCGTGCGCGCCTGCGGGGGAGCCGGGGCGGCCTGCTGAGCGGGCGCTGCCGCGGGCTGCGGTGCAGGCGCCTGCTGGACCACGGCTGCGGCCTGCGGTGTTGCGGCTAGCCGTGCTGCCGGTGCTCCTGCTCTAGTGCACATCATACCACCTTCTCGTTAAAAAGTCAATAGCTACGCGGGTTTCACGCACACCGCGGTCATTTCTTCTTTGGTTCAGCCATTTCCTCTGCGGACCAGCGTCGCGCCGTTGCTGATGTAGCGGTCCACGTTCGCTCCGGTCAGCGCGACCGGGCGGTATCGTCCGCTCCTGATGCCCAGCCCGTTCGGCGAGCGGTGGTACGGGACGATTTCAAAATCCGCGCCGCCCGAGCCGAAACCTGCGCCGGTCCGGTATTGGTCGCCCGCCTGCGCCTGCGCGATAAAGGCCCGGCGGATTGCCGACGCCTGCGCGCGCTCAGCCGCCGTTGCGTAGCTCCGGCCCAGCCGCACTGTCACGGGGTAAGCGTCGAAACTCACCGCGGGCTGCGTCACGGTCGGGTTGCTGCCCACGCCGAGGGCCGCTGCGCCGCCTCTATGCGTACACATCGGTCATTCTCCTCTCCGCTTCCAGACGCGCTCCATGGCGTATCGCACGGCGTCGATCGCGTGGTCGTTGCCGTCCGGGTAGCCGCTGATGACGTTGCCGTCCTTGTCTCTTTCGTACTCGTAATGCAGGAACTCCTCGGTCGCTACGGGGCAACGGACCGGGTCGATGATGATTGCCCGCAGGCTCTGCAGCCACTTGTAGCTGTACTCCCTGCTGTGCGGGCCCTTCTCCGCCGCGCGGCAGAGCAGGCCGTATG